CAGTGAGAAGCGTGTGGAAGAATACATCACGGGGTATCGTAGTGGCTGGCGGTGGCTCCACAGGTGGCGGTGGTCAGAAGCCTGGCGGCGAACTGGAACCGTAACGGTCGCTAAGCGGAAAACTTAACATTCCCCACGGTAGGCACACGAGGCTTGCCGTGGGGTTTTTATTCTTCGGGCAATAGCACCACACCAACACGTACTTTTGCACCACAATGAGGGCAGAAGGTGGTGGCGTTGACGGTGGTTTGCGTCTCCTCTTGTGTATTTTCTTCTTTCTCTTCTTTTTCTTCATTAAATAAAAGAGTGCTGCTTTCAGGATTTACTGAACTGTCTATTGGGTAAAACAGGTCGGTAATGTCACATTCCAGCTTCTCGCAAAGGTCTTCTAACCGCTTTACCGTAGGATTACCCTTGATGTAATTCTGAATGATGTTTTGCGTCTTTAGGTCGAACTTCTGGCAGAAAGACGTAATGGTATAACCGCGCTCTGTGATGGCGCGACGGATGTCGATTTTCGTTCTCATATATATAATTGTATTATTTTGATTGCAAAGTTAATTGATATATTTGTATTATACAAGTATTTTGCAAAATTAATTATTATATATATTTATTTTGCATAGAATTATGTGTTTTTGGTCTATTTGTGTCGCTTTTATGTGTATCGTTTATCGAGAACTTGGATAGAATACGTTTGGTTTTCCTCGTCAGAATTAAATATCTACCCCTATAAATAGCTAATAATCAACGCTTTAACCGACACACCACTCTGCGAAAGCGCACCCAAAAGGAGCACCTAAATAATTGATAATTAGAGCAATCGCATCTGTAAACTCCACCCAGAAACCTTGATTCAGAAGCGAGACTGCCCACCGCACTGAGGAGCCTCGTGGTGTGCCCGCCTTGGTGCTCGGCTGGATATATGCCACCGAGGACTCCACCACCACACCACCGAGAACTCCACCACCACACCACCACCACACACCAGGAAGGACACCACACCGAGGACACCGACACACCACACCGAGGACACCACCACCACACCACACCGAGGACACCGACACCGCCCGCGTATATATAATAAGGTATATAATTATATACATTTGTAAATAAATGTAAACAAATTATATATATTTGTTTCAGTAGGTTAAAACAAATGTATTTGATAAATTTTTAATCGAAAAAATTTGGCAATACCAAATTTATATAATACCTTTGCAGGCGTAAATAAGAAACAAATAAAATACTTTACAGATTATGAACAAAAAGCAAACATCTATTTTGATCGCTTTGGCAGCCATCGCGATCAACAACAAAGAAGGATTTACCGTAAACGCTGCTACATTGCAACCAGTTACAACAGGGTACGCTGTAGCCGTTGCGGACACACAAAATTCGTTCGGACTCGAAGGCCTTGCGAACGTTATAAAATACGTTGACGAACACCCAGAAATAAATGCTTTTGGCGGTTGGTACAATAGCAAAAATAACATGTATTATTTTGATGCTACTATAATAATAGAGGATTTGGCCGCCGCTGTTGAGCTCGGACGTATGCACAAACAAATTGCAATTTATGATCTTACAAATAATTTGCAGATTGAATTATAAATAATAATTAAGGACCGGCGGCGCCGGTCCCTAAACAATAAAAAAAATACTTATATTATGATATATAATAAAGAAATAAACGGCGTTAAATTTTCGTTAGTCTGCGAATCGTGGAGAACTCGAAACAGTTGGGGGCATGAGGTTTTTTTATATAAAAACGACATTTTCAAAGTAGGTAGTACAAGGATTCGTTATTATAATAGAACTTGGGAAAGTTACGAATACCAAAGCGCAATAAAAAACGTTATATATAATGCCATTCAGGAAATTAAAGCGGTTGCAAAAAAAGCGTTTTTAACTTTGCATAACTACAAAATTTTGACGAAAAAACGCGCCGCCGAATTTACCGAATATCTTGCAAAGGATTTAGAATATAATACATATAATGAACTTTTTGAAATGTTCTAACTGTTTGACGTGCTGCGAATTTGCAGCACGTTTTTTTTCTTGTACGTGCTTGGATGCTCTTGTACGTGCTTGTGTGTGCTTGTATGTGCTTGTACGTGCTTGTATGCTCTTGTACGTGCTTGGATGCTCTTGTACGTGCTTGTGTGCTCTTATACGTGCTTGTATGTGCTTGGATGCTCTTGTACGTGCTTGTATGTGCTTGGATGCTCTTGTACGTGCTTGGATGCTCTTGTACGTGCTTGTGTGCTCTTATACGTGCTTGTATGTGCTTGGATGCTCTTATACGTGCTTGTATGTGCTTATACGTGCTTGTATGTGCTTGGATGCTCTTGTACGTGCTTGTGTGCTCTTATACGTGCTTGTACGTGCTTGGATGCTCTTATACGTGCTTGTACGTGCTTGGATGCTCTTATACGTGCTTGTGTGCTCTTATACGTGCTTGTATGTGCTTGGATGCTCTTATACGTGCTTGTATGTGCTTGTATGTGCTTGGATGCTCTTGTATGGTTCCCTACTCCATCACATTACACACGTTATACAATGTCGCAGATATTAGAGTATTTGCAGCCGTGCCCACTCATTATAGATATTATAGAGCATCACAGATATTAGGGAATTGCAAACAAATGTGAACAATACTCACTATAAATATATACAATTATAAACAAATGCTAAAAGCAAATATATTCAATAACTTTTTAATCGAAAAAATTTGCTATATCAAATTTATATAATAACTTTGCAAGCGTAAACAAGAAACAAATGAAATACTTTAGATTATGAAGACAATGTATTTAATAGAGCATTACGCGATCAACCGTAAGAACGGAGTCCGAACGTATATAGGTTCGGTATGTGTTGAGTTCCGCGTTAAAAACCTTGTTATGAAGTTTGTGAGAAATCATGGTTATCAGTATAACAGGAGTAAGAAGGCTTACATCCTGGAGGCTGATTCCGTTGAGTCGTGCACCGACAAGGCCATCACAGTGAAGTCTTATGCAATATAATTATAACAACTTTAATACTTTACAGATTATGGCAAGAATCACTAAAAAACAGGAGTTCGACGAGCTTTCCAAGTTCGGCTGCGCTTTCCTTCAGACCAACAATTATGGGGGCTATTGCATCGTTATAGATGATGGCGGAAAACAGGTATTGTGGCGCGACTGCACCAGCAGAAACGAGCATACGGCGCGACGTTGGCAGCGCATCAAATACACTTGCCCGCGTGATCCTGAAACCGAATCGCGTCCGTACCTTACTATATACGGCATCCGCTATTATTTAGACGACTTCATGCGCTGCGCCTAACCATACCAGGGAGGCTCCGGCCTCCCCTATTATAGAAAACATATAACATCACCAACTTTATAAATACTTTACTGATTATGAGTACACCGAATTTTGCATTAAAGAATGCCTCACGTTATTTCGTTTTTGGAATGCCTGTATATTACACACAGGAAGAAATAGACGAGCGCGAACTCGGCCAGGACCTTTTAGGCGAGTTTGATGAACTGGACACAGAGGCTAATTATGAAGCGGACAAGGAAAATGTGGCCTGTGAGCTGAAGGCGAAGGGATGGCACGATATAGAAGAGTGTGACAATGATCGCAGTTATCCAACATCTCTATTTTCAGAGATTACTAAAACTATTTGGTTTGGCAACACGTCTGTAGATGTTACCGTTCAAGCCGGCTGCACGTCCGGCTATTACGAAGCGGCTAATTTTGACTGGTTTGCAAAAGTAAAGGTTAGCGGCATAATAGAAGGATGGCATGAGACCTTTGAGTATGAGCACGACGAGCTGGAAGCCGACGACGTGATCCGCGACAACTGGTACGACAATAAAGGACTCAGTAAGATTCACGCTGCGCACATCATCCGCAAAATTGAGGCCGTTATAGACGACTTGAAAAACGAGGCTGAGCTTGCATTCTCTAAGTATTGTGACGAGGAGATGTTTTGCGCCTGGAAGGCCTTCAACGGTGAAGCCGGCTACAGCATAGCGGGCAAGCGTCTCTGGCAAGAAGTAGAAGAACTGAATAAGAAAACCGCTTAAACAATATATCATCATGGCACCAACTATTATAATATCACGCACAACGAGTACACGTGTCCTTCTCACGGCTTTATTCGCCGTCGTCGTGCTACTCGTCAGTCGCACGGTAAAAAATGCTTTAGAAGCATTGAAAACGGCTCGCCAGTGGCTCCAGTCGCAGCACAGCTTTTATGGCGAAGATGGCGATCCTATCAAGTGCACCGGCTGGCAGTTTGTCGGCTACAACATCATTGCAGCAGTAGTGGCAATATTGCTCTGCATCAAGTATTAAATAAACGCCTTATTATAGACAGACAAAACATCACCAACTTTTAAAATTCATAGATTTATGGCACAGATAGCATTATTCAACGTTACTAACGATACACAGTATTTACCACAGCGTCGCGACATGTTCAACGAGGCACGATGGAAGGAGGCTAAGCGCCTCCTGACACAGGCCTTGAAGTTGACAAGCAAGGAGGCAGGCAGATATACGTCGCGCTTCCTCCAGGATAGAATGGTCGGTGGGGACTTTCCGGCACCAGCCGGAGGCTATCACAACGGCATCACGTGTATAGCTAACGGAGGCGAACACAGCCAGCAGCGAGGCGAGTTCACAGTGTACGATATTATAGGCAGCTCGTATATTTACGAGGCACCGACAGGCGACATGTGTATAGCCAACATTCCAGAAGAAGGAGAAACGGAGTACTACCGTATTGCGGTATTGACTTACTAAACCATCATTACGGGCTGCGACTGGCAGCAGGGCAGCCCTATTATAGAACACTTTTAAAATTGAGAATATTATGAACGAGATATTTGTCGAAGTAAAAAATCCTATTTGCAAAGATGGCTCGGTGTGGCTGTGGGAGTCTGAAAGCATAGAGACGGTGCGCTGCCTCGCATCTAAAGAGGATGCACAGAATTATATTGATCATCATCATCAGTTTTGCCGTGAACGCGGCATGAAGGAAAAATCCTACAGCATCGGCACGCAGGCGGACTTTTGGGCGGCTGCAAAGAAGTATGAAGCCGACAAGAAGGCCAACGAGGTGAAGGAGTATTGCAAGCACGCGGACGCATTGATAGAGCGCAGACAGCTCGAAATTAAGGCCCTGGACGGACTGGCTCAGGTGTGCCGACAGTTCGATGGCAAGGTGCTTAATAAACGCTTCCACGATGCCGTAAAGGACGTGACGGGCTTTTATAGCTCATTCGGAGAATACCGCTTCGAGCTGAAATGCTACGACTATTACAACTATACAGAGTATTGCCCTAACGTCTCACTGTCTGCCGACTGGAGCCACGGCATCAACCGCTACACCGGCAAGAAGAAGGACGTGAACCCTAACGACTGGCAGTGGAACACGGGCGACCGTCTGGAGGCAGAAAAAGCGGTTGCCGTTATAGAGCATTACAAAAATGGTCGATTTGCCCAAATCGAGAGTCTGAAGGCTTCAAAGAAAAAGTATGCAGCCTATCTGCGCCTGGCACGCAAAGCGGAGGCGATAATGAAGGAAATGGAAGGCTACGACTACGAGATCCGCGAGTTCGCAAAGGAGAATGCATTAAGCCAGTATAGCCGTCACTCCTATTTCTGGAAGGGCTATTAAATCATCATTCACGGGCTGCGTCTGGCAGCAGGGCAGCCCCCTATTATAGAACATCTAAAAAATCAGAAAATCATGGATAAAAAGAAATATATCGACGTATTGACCGAACAGGCAAACAAGCATCACAGACCGCAGGAAATGGCTCTGAGCGACTTCTGTGACTACCTCATAGAGTTCTTTGGTATTGACGCTTTTAAGGCTGGCACCGTTGAATATAGCCAGCACGTCTTGAACTGCACAAAGAAGAATCCCGACTTTGCCGGACTCACCTTCCAATGGCTCGATGATGTGACAACAGCGATGGAGCGTGGCGAGTGGCTTGACGTGTTCGGCATACTGTACGAAGAAATGTATCTGAGTCGCGGCAAAGCGTCGAAGACGGGGCAGTTCTTCACGCCTCAGAGTGTGTCGGACCTTATGGCACAGATTAGTGGCCTGGGAGCCGGCGACCACGGCAGGGTGAACGACTGCGCAGCAGGTAGCGGACGTTTGCTCTTGGCTCATTATCTGGAGAGAAGTAAACTGGACCATTCAGCCGGCAGGCGCTTTGAGTATGTGGCACAAGATAGCGATCCTATTGCTTGCAAGATGTGCGCCTTGAATTTAATGGTACACGGCATGTATGGTCGTGTGGAGTGTCGCGACACATTGCGTATGAGTGAGCCGACGGTGGTGTATTATATCAACGAAGTAAAATATCCGTTTAACACGCCTTATTATAGCGTGAGAACGGTATTAGCGGAAAATCAAAAATAAGGTATCACGGGGGCGATTTGCCCCTATTATAGAACATTAAAAATACTAAGGATTATGGCAAAGATATTTGTTAATGAGACTGTAGGTAAATTGCAAAGTTTTGTTGGATTCTACGATTCAATCTGGAGTCCAGATGATGATATATATTATGAGTGTGTAGAAGAAGATCTGGAGGAGGATGTCGATTTTACCTTCGACTATAAGCAGTACCAAAACGACATCTGCAAAGCATATACGGAGGTTTGGGAATTGTGGATGCAGGAGTTTATCAGCGACGATATAGAACTGGAGTTCGTAGAGGTTTACAGTCCTCGATACTATAATTATGAAAATGATTCTTGTCGCGTGAAAATTCGCCTGACACAGGCTGCGGAGGATGCTATTATAGCCAAGATAGGAAAACACCGCAATCAGTTGGCCAAGTGGATAAAGAAGAACCACACAAGCTATGATGGCTTCTCTTCTAATCTATCCAACGACATCGATCAGTGGCCACGCCGCCTGTTCGATGATAACGAGACTTTCCAGCCTGCCTATCTTTTCTGTATGCTATATTATATAGTAAAGGCAGAATATATGGCGACAGGCGAAACTGAAAGTCTTGAATACGAGGCATACGGTCGCATACGTGAAGATATTAGTGTAACATCATATATGAAGAATATAAAAAAAGTTGCTTGATTATATGAAAACATCCAGTACAATTCATTCCTTCCTGCTTAGTGAGCAGGAAGGACACACACTCCTCACGGCTCGGGAATATCCCTGGAGCGTGTTGCAGGTGAGACCGACCACGCCAGCGGACGTCATTCGTCGCAGGTGCTCAAGATACCGACCACTCCAGCGGACTTCGACCGCATAGTAACAGTTCTCAAGAAGCGAGGCATGGTAGCCCATCACGATACCGACCGTACATTCTGTATCATCCATCTGACAAGCGGCGACCATGACGGACAACACCCAGAGCGACATTTCACTATCACTCAGAACAACCACATGCAGATTATCGAGGAGTTGAAGAACGTAATGGCGCAGGCAGCAGTGTGGTACGAGTCTAATGTTATACAACGTTTGAAAACTTACTAAATCACGGCTTACTGGACACCGTTCGCCGTCCGTTCGGATTCCGTCCGCCGTCCGGTCGGATTCCGTTCGCCGTCTGTTCGGATTCCGTCCGCGGTACATCATCGTGTATTTAAGAACTATATTATAGACCATTTGAAATATTAGAAAATTATGGCAAGAGTTATTATATTGAGCACCTGCGACGAATGGAAGTCTTATGCTTCCTTTCGACTTTATGGCACTTGGGCATCATCTAAAGCCGGTTGCCGCCGACTGTTTAAGACAATTATAGCAGGCATCAAAGAAGGCTTATTTGTGTACGAAGACGAGAGTATATCTTGCGAGGAGCAGATCATGAATTTCAAGGAGGACGAAAAGAGAGAATGTGCAACAACCTTCTTGCATGATCTTCAGAACAAGCTAATATACGGACATCTGGAATTGTGTGAACTTAGGTAGCCCTACCCCATCCCGCGTCCGGCATGGACTCTGCGACGGTTCGACTCCGCCGGCGGGAACGTTAGGTATTTATTAATTTTTAATTAGCAATTATCAATTGATATAAAATCATAATCAATAAAGTATTTTGTTTCCTGCTGCTGCGGTCCGCGAGGATAGCGGCAGCTACAACGCCCACCATGCAGGCATGGCACCAGGTTCGAGCTCCAGAATGGGCGACAGAGCGAATTTTGAATGTAGTAATCGGCTTTGCCGCTTGCCAGAGCAAGAATGTTGAGTTTTGAATTGTGCGCCGTGGGCGCATTAGGAATTGCTCAATGTTGAATTAGTCATCAGACGGCGCAGACACAACAGAAAAGATCCGTTCAATCTGTTTCATCCGATGAAAAATAATAAAATACGCATTAATACACAATTTATGCGTCATTAATTTGGTAGTTATAAAAATTATTGCTACCTTTGCAATAGATAAAGAAAACAACTAATTTAAATTTTAAAACTGGTGGCAACAGTAATTCTGCATTAAGGTTATGACAACTACAATAGAAGAGATTGCAAGCGAGAATGGTCTGGAGTTGATTGAGACTACGGCGGAAAGAAGTGGTTATCCTCGTGGCTTGCAGAAGGCTGTTATAGGCTTCGATACATTCGACGAAGCGGAAAAACTGGCTAATGAACATGGTCTCGATATTGAAATCTTCACTAAGCGCGACGGCTGGAACTTCTGGTACAGAACTGGAGATAGAGCATGGGAACCGTTCGAGCGTTCAGTAGAAGAGTATGGCGACGATTACCGTAAGTATTCTAATGAGGACTTAGATGACTTCTATGAGAACGAGGTACAGCCGTTTGTCGCGGACTTCGATAGCTTCGAGTCGTTGCGCTCATTCTTGAGCAGCATGGAACACGTGCAAGAAGAGATAGAGAACGCTGAAGACGACGAGATTGTAATCGCTCGTACCGATGGATATTGCGAGACCATCAAGGCGAAAACAATGGAGTATGAGTATGACACGCATCATTACGCCATCGGCTTGATAGACCGTGACTGCGATGCAGATTAATTGTTGTAAAATATATTATAATTACCGAATTTCAGCCCTATCGCATCACGGCAAGCGAAAAATTATGAAGAAAGAAAATCTAAATACATTATACAATGAAGTAGAGAAGGCGTACGGGTTTATCAATGATTTTCTTGGCAATCATGGATTAGATATGATAGACTTGGCTTATCCTAACCATGATGGCGTACAAGACGCTGATGTTGCAGCAGACATGATGCTTCTTCGCCAGAGCACCAACAGCCTGTCTAAGGCTTGCAACATCCTCGTCAAGAAACTTACAGATGTTATTGGAGACGAGAACGAATTAGTATAGTAATGTACGAGATAAAAAACGTAATACACGATTATCTGTTTGTAACGCTCTGTCTGCGCGATGTGCGGGCGGGCGTAACAAGAGACTGGAGGTATTGGGATGACCTGGAAGAGTGGCTGTGTGAGGAGTACGGCGTTAAGGATCTGAAAGGTCTCGTTATAAATAAGCTGCCTGATTATGGAGATTGGGTGGAATTAAGGAAATAAAAACATTCAGCCCTACGCAACACGGTTAAGCGGAAGAATATGACAATAAAGACACGCCAAGAAGCGATACAAGTAGTTAATAGTGTTATCGAGCGTCTGAAATCGCTCTACGGCTTAGATGACATGTTGGATGACGGATGTGATAGCCAAGACTGGAATCAGAATCGCCAGTATGCAAGTATTGACAGCGTAATCAGTTCGATACATGAAGAGTTGGCAGGGTACGATTTTGAGTTTATCCCTTCGTCAGAATGTGATAGAATATGGAAAGAGGCTTGGAACGGCGATAAATCTGTGCATCTGCCAGAAGTAAAATATAATCACGCAATAGAGTATGCCAACAGGCTTCTTGCTGTTTTGGAGAGTTAAATCATTCAGCCCTCGACATCACGGTCAAGTCTTGTAGATATGAAGAAGATGACTTATGACGAATATGAAGAGTTCTGTATTCAGTCCCCAGACGAGTTCTGGAATGAATTTGATTATTTTGTCGATATGGAGAATACTGCCGATTTGAAGTATGATTTTGATTTCGATTTTCCTTATGGTATTAGCGCAGTAAATGAAGATTCAGATGTTATTGCTGCAGAGTTGCCTGATGATTCATATATCTTTTTTGAGACATCCGTTCCCGAAGTATTAAGATATATTAGAGACAATTACTCAGACGATATAGATACCACCGCTATAGACCGGAAATTGAGAGAGTTAAGCGAAGATTGCCAAAATTCTGGTGAAAATGAGGAATGAAAAAAGCCCGACCTAAGCCGGGCTACGCAAGACCAATGGTCTCGAATCTACGATAGTAGAAATTAGCTCTTTATGAGCGTTTAAATCCACAATTCCGAAGAATTGACGGTCAATGGAAGTTAAAAGCCTCCGAAGACAGGTGCAAATATAAAAATTAAAGCGGTACGGACAAAGAAATTGACTGTATTATTAACAAAGATTTAGGAATTATGAAGAAAGAGCAATTAAAGAAATATATAAAAGACGCTGCTACGAATGTATGCCAGGCGTTGAACACTCTGCAAGATATTGAGAGGCAGTTTGATGATTACCTGGTAGACGAGGACGGCAAGAATGTGGAAGCCGAATACTACGCCCTGCGCAATGCTATTGCGTCTGTTAAGTCGGCATATGAGGATATAAAGGATATTTAATTAATATTACCATTATGGCAGAACAGATTAGAGTATGGAAGTCGAAGAACCTGCGCTCTACTTACATGCTTGTATATCGAGACGAGCTGACGGGGAGGCTGCGTGTCACTCGGATGGATGGAAGCAAATGCGACAACGAGAAGGGTCTGATAAACAGTTATAACACGTTCGGAGGTGGTCTTTGGGCAGCTTGCAGAGACATGGGCAACGATGTTGCAGAGATACGCGCTGCCGTGGATCGTGAGATAGCCGAGGAGACAGCACAGCGAGAACGTGAGGAGCTTCGCCTGAAAGCGGAAGCCGAAGCTAAGGCGAAGGCGTTACAGAAGGCTCAGGAGATTAGGGCTGCGCTTGTCGGCACGAAGGACAGCGTGAGCATCAAACCTATTGATGTGTTGCAGCGGTACGACCTGCTGGAGGAGCATCTGGAGCAACTGAAGTCTGGTGAGTATGCCGTTTGTATCAACTATAAGAAGAAGGGCGTTGTTGAGCTGCGCACGAAAGCACGAACGACCGACCATCTGAAGGTGTTGGCAAAGGTGACGAAGGAGGAAAGAAATAGTAAAGCCTCTTTACATCGTTTTGCCGTGAAGGTGCGCGAAGCGTATCAGTCGGGCATTGTCATCATCGGCAAGACTCACGCCCTTAAAGGCTTCGGCAAGCGCATTGTGGACGCTGCTCTCTGCATCAAGGAGAGTCAGAACACTTATTACTCTTCGTCTGCGCCACGTCAGTATTACGACAAGAACACACTTGTGTATATGAAGCTGGAGCAGATAGAGAAGGACGACAAATAAAATATTATAGACTATGGCAGAAAACAGTAAAACGACGAGAACGGCAGGCAGACCTGCCATCGGCGGCACCAGACGACAGTATGTAGTGACTGACGACGTGCACGAGTGGATTATGGCGCATGGTGGGGGCAAGTACCTCACGGACACCATACACACTATTATGGCGGTAGCACAGGAACAGGAATAAATAACAAAAATAAAAATGAAAAATTATGGCAACAAAGAAAGTATATCCGTTTATCAATGCGAAAATTTTTGACCTTAAAGACAACAACGACAAAAAGAATGTTGTGTTTGATGCGCGAGAGGTCGAGAGCTATGAATCATGGTCAAGCAAAGACGATGAAGATGAGAACGAGTGCGTATATGTTAATTTTAAGTCGGGACGGAGAATGTGTCTATACATGGAACTCGACCAAGAGCTTTACCCTGGCGACAACCTTATTACAGCAATAGACATGGTGCAATACTCTCACTTCTGGCACGACAACGAGGACTCTACGCCGGACGAGGACTAACATTATAATAACTTTAATACTTTACAGAATATGGCTAAGATTATGGATTTTGAGGAATATCGCACTTTGGTAGACGAGGTGAAGGTGCATGATTACAAATACTTCTCCCTGAACGATCCTACTATAAGTGACGAGGAATACGATGCACTGTACTTTGCATTGCAGGAGTATGAGGAAGCGCATCCCGACGAGGTATTGAAGGACTCGCCTACTCAGCAGTGCTACAGCGAGAACGGCAACGGCAAGCGCACTGTTGCACGTCGCACGGCTTGCCTCTCGATGAAGAAGTTGCATGATGCCAAGGCGGTTGTGAAGTATCTGAGAGCGCAGCAGCGTGTTGCAAACATCAGCAGCAAGGGTGCGAAGGTGGATGTGGAGTGGAAGTTCGACGGCGAAACCGTGAGCCTCGTATATCGTCGCGGAATGCTCTCGGAGGCTACCTACGGTCACGGCAAGGAACTCTACGGCATCGACTGTCTGGAGCATATCAAGCATGTGCAGGGCGTACCCGACCAGATGGCAGCATGGAAAGAGTACGATCGCGTGGAGGTGCGCGGTGAGGTAATAATCTCCCTTGAGGAGTTTGCTCGTTATAGTAAGGCTGGCAAGTCACCTCGTTCTACGAGCAATGGCATCATGGCAAAGAAGGTGGCTGTGACTGACGAGTGCAAGCGATTGGGGTTTCATCCCTTCCGTCTTATTATGGACGGTGTTGTAAGGCACAAGGAGGCTATGCAGGCTCTTGAGCGTAACGGCTTCAAGACTTCTGGCTTCGTGGCAGACCTTGACCTTGAAAAGACGGATGCAGAACTGGAGCAGGACATCGAGAATGTTGTTTGTGCTGCCGAGGTGGACCGCGAGGCATTGCCCTACCCTACCGACGGACTTGTTTTTAAGTTTGACAACTACGACTATTACGACCGCATAGGCTATACCGACCATGACGCAAAGTATAACTGCGCATTTAAGTTTCGCCCAGTGTTTAAGGCCGTTACCACATATCGCGGACACCATACCACGATAGGCGAGAAGACGGGCAAGGTGACGTATGTTGCCGACTTCGACGAGGTAGAAATGAACGGCCACCGTTTTGCTCATGCCAACTGCGGAAGCAAGCGCACATTCCTCCAGAAGGATCTTACACCTGGATGCAAGATTGAAGTCAGTCTGCACGGCGATGTTATCGTATGTGTGGATGGTAAGGTAGATGAAGAACCGACCGTCGAGGAAGAGCCTATCATTGACGAAGAACCCATCATCGAAGAAGAACCCCTTGTTATTGATGAAGAACCTCTTGTTATAGGCGAAGCGGGAATTGTTCACCATCCGGAGCCTCACGTTATTGAGTCGGAGATTAATCAGAGTCAGGAGTCGGAAGCAGAACCGGAACCTATACCCCAGCCCGAACCTGAACCCGATTCCCAGCCAAAGCCGAAGCGCAAGCGTTACTATCCACAGGTAGGTGAGCCGACGCTGCGAGAGGAACGTGAAGACACGGAGGAAGCATCTGCGGAGGATGAGGGGCTGACCGTGAAGAATATGTTGGCGGGTGCGCTGGCGGTACTGATGGCTGTGTCACAGGGAATGGTGATGTTGGCGTTTGCGGGTGCTGCGGTGTTCTTTATGCCGATGATCGGTGGATTAACGAAGAAATAAAATATCGAATGAAACGAATGAGAAGAACTGATTTATCGTCATCTGATAAAACAGATTGAACAGATGACAGCTTTTCTCATTTGTTTCATTTGATGACAATAAAAACCACAACTTTAAATATTAGATATTATGACATACGAAGAAACAAAACAATATGGAGCACATTCCGTTATCTATACTACTTTTTATGGATGCGGTCATTATATTGTGAACGACCGTGAGAAGAACGACGTGACAGATAACGAGTTTTTCACTGAGCAAGAAGCTCAACAGCGTATTGAAATTTTGAAGCAGCAGGGATATATCTCTGATGAAGAATATCAGAAGTCTCCTCGTTCAAATACCAATACTTATGAGTTATGGTCGGATGCAGACGAGTATCTTGATGATTTGATTGCGGAAGAACACTAAACGGCGTATGAACTGTTTTATCATCATTATCTGATGAAACGGATTGAACAGATGAAAGTCTGTTTCATTGTTTTCGTTCGACGAAAACTAAAATCCGTTGAATCGGTTGAATCCGATGTCAAAGAAAGGTCGGGCTCATCCGTTTCTTCTGATGACTGGCGTGTGGACATAATTGTAAATGACGAATGGGACTGATAACGAAGAGAGTGTTTTTACACAATTACGCAAAACCACAAAGCCATAAACACATAAAGCCACAAATCCACAATTATGGTTTCTCATAAACACACAAACGCATCCACACATAAATACACAAACGCATAAATCCACAAACGCATACATAAATCAAGACAAAAAGCAACACATAAAGCAATAAACAAATAAATCAATACATATATAAATACATACATCAAGAAAGAAATCAAGAAAGAAATCAACAAATAAATAAACAAACAAATAAATATGCATGGATATTTGTTTGTTTCAATTATAATTCTTAAATTTGCAACGTATTACAGATTATACATGTTCTGTATATTTGAATAGTATCATCAATTTTAAAATATACTTTATAGAAGATGGAAAGACTTAGAGAAGTGCTTGCCTTTGTAAACCACAAAGGCGGTGTAGGAAAAACAACAACGGTGCAGAGTTTAGCGACCGGCTTGCGCCGTTTTGGTAAAGGAAAATTCGGAGTGGATGCCGATGGACGCAAACGCTTGCCGCGTGTGCTCATTATCGACCTTGACCCGCAGGCGTGTGCCTCGTTCCTCTTCGGATGGAGCGAGACTCAGAACGCAGGTAAGCCTACCGTTTACGACGCATTGGTACAGCAAAGCAATTTGCCCGTTTATCAGGTACGTGAGGGAATTTACCTCGCGCCAGCTGCGTCGCAGCTTATATCCATAGAACCGTTTCTGAATCAGCGTGCATTGCCTCGCAAAGCCCTTTGTAAATTGCTCGTCAAGCCACTGAACGAGTTAGCAGGCACCGAACTGGCAGACGAAGGCGTGAACACCGTCATGGATGCTTTCGACTACGTGCTTATAGACTGCCCACCGGCTATGTCGTTGCTTACATACAATGCTCTCACAGCCGCTACGAGTGTAGTGCTGCCCGTGCAGCTCGAAGTGTTGGCAACAAAAGGTATTGCCGAAATCATCAACGCCATCGAGGAAACACGTGAGGATCTTAATCCCGATCTTGACATTCGTGGCTTGCTGATGGTAATGAGCAACGACCAGACCAACGCCACAAAGGAGTTTAAGGCATATCTCGGCGAAAAGTATCAGGACTATATGTTTGACGCTTATACGCGCCGCGACACGAAGATGGTCGAAGCGCAAGCTATGCGAGAAGACATCTTTGCTTATGCACCGTATTGCAGGGTAGGGCAGGACTATGAGCGTTTTACCAAGGAGATAATCAACAGTTTCACTTTTTAATATTATAGGGTATGGCAAGAGAAATGAAGAAACGAGTTGCGCATTTTGGTCTGGAAAATTCAGACGCTATAGACGAGAACGAGCGCATTTTGGAAGCAGGTAGACAGCAGCGTCAGGAGAACAGGGAGAAAAAGGGAAGTGGAGAAGCGGCTGCGAATGCTGTCACTGCTTCGTCCGCAGAAGTTCCGGCGACTGGAAAGCAGACTTTTTCTACAACAACGTCTGAGACCGAGACATCGACAACTATAACTCCTGTAGCAGATCAACAGGCAACCACATCATTCAGCAACGATATTGCTGCGAACATGCGTAAGCCGAAGGGTAAGAAGACCGAGAATGGCATCACCATATACGTGCCGATGGAGTATTACGAGCGTATCGCCTTGATGAAAATGCGCACGGGTGTGCCTATCAAGGATTTGGCGTTACAGGCAGTGATTGAGTTCCTGGATAGAAACAAAATGTAAAATCTAAAGCTAATCTATTATGAAGAAGATTATATCAATATTGTTCGCGCTCTGCCTGTGCATGGCAGCAAGCGCACAGCAGCACATGAAGTTTATGGGCATTCCTTTGGACGGTACAGTGGATAATTTTGCCCTGAAGCTGAAGGCTAAGGGCATTTCTTACGATGCAGTAAAGTCGAAAGCCATGGGACCTGGTGGAAAGTTTTATAATGGCACATTTATGGGCGAGAAGGCTACGTTTATGGTATTCTTTAACGCTAAGAGCAGAGTAGTGTTTGGTGTATCCGTAGAAATGTCTTATACGTCAGTAGAATTGGCACACGTTCCGTTTGTCAATATATCCGAGCAGTTGTTGAAGAAATATCCCAAGGCTATTTATGAAGCCAACAAGGATAGTAACGGTGACACTAACGGCGTGACATTCCATATTCCTAACGAAGCAGAGACTGAAAGGATAGGCGTTATCATTCAGACTCTGAATAAGTCGCAGTCTTATCTCAAGGATGATTGTACCATATCTCTTATGTACACCGATATAGAAAATTTCCAAAAGAGTGAAAGTATAAATAATGAGGATTTGTAATGTGTGAGGTAAAAGAGTTTAGTATTATTTTACCTAATGGTAAGATAAGTAGGTAAAATCTTACTAAATCTTTTTACCTAAAAAGTGAGGTACTAAATCGCTTTACCCTAAAGGTGGCGAGCAGGTAAAATCTTACTAAATCTTTTTACTTATGTACTAAATGTTTTCACCTTACTATTTATAATAAGAATAGAAGAGAAAATATTTTTCTTTATATTTATATTATAGATACGGAATATAAATAACTGATTTTCAGTGTTTTTATTGTGAGGTAAAGAAAAATAGTTAGTAAATAGGGAAAAAGAAATAGTAAATAGGTAAAATGTTTTAGTAACTTTTTACCTTAGAAGAACAGAAAATGATATGGGAAATGAAAAGCAGTTACCGCAAAAATGGATTAATACTCCTTTCGCCTTTACACGACTGAACAGAAATCTGTCGTTGTTGCAACAGGCGGTATTAGTTAAGGTGAGTGAACAGCTCCAGCCATTTATAAAGGAGTTTTTTGGTTCTGACTTGGCTAAATCTAAAAAAGTGCCAAAGGCTCTGTTTTCTGAAGCTGTGAAAAATTCGGGTGTCACACAGATATATATATCCTATGCCGAATTAGGCGTTCCAGAAAACAATTTCTTTGCCGTAAAACAGGCTATGAAAGAAGTGTTGGATGTAAAGGTGGAAGGTCCGAAGAAAAACGAGGATGGCTCTATGGGTATGCACATGTATAATGTATTCCTTAGCGGTGAGACATCCATCCGAAATACAGGTGTCGTATTTGGACTTAATCCGCAAGTTATTGACCCCGACAAACATCTTTATGTGCTTGATTACGCCTTCAATATGACCGAGGGTTATGTTTCGCATCCAGATAATATTGCTCTGATTGGCGAGGTGGCTCGTATGCCTATGATATATTACATCCTGCGTGACGCGAGTGGCAACAACTGGAAAGAGCATTCCATTCGACTTACGGTCAGTAAGATTAAGAAATATTTGGGTATGTTGGAGTTTAGCGGTGCCGAACTCGTGAAGGAGGCTTATCCTAAGTTTTCGCAGTTCAAGAAAAACGTTCTTGACAATAGTATTGCCGACATCAACCGACTCAAACAGTTGGGACAGATAGATGTTTGTATTAGTTATGAACCTATTTACAATGGCAAGCGAAAAGTAGGAAATCCGGCATTTATAGAGTTTACTGTTTATGACACAATCGAGCAGATGCAACAAGCGGAAGAACAAAAAAAGCAAGCCCAGCAGTCGACATCGTTATTTGCTGAAGCTGAGGAAGTAAAGCCGAAGCCGGGTGAAAAGGAATGGCTGATTTTTGTTGCCACGCTTGATGGCGACGTAGGCGAAGAACTGCGTAAGGTAGTGTTTGTATCGTATGATGGCAAGACCGTTCTTATAAAGGCGAGTAGAGAGCAAATTCAGAAGATAGAGAAATGCTTGACCGATGATGTTGTAAAATACATAAAAAATCATTCACAAAAGAGTTTCGGCAAGATGATTGGATGGGAATATTTATTGTCGGATAAATAAAATTTCACACCGCTTACCCTCCCCATAAGGTAGGCGGTGTTTTTGTATGTCCTGTTGGTATCGGCGACTTTTTTTACTTTTGTACACAGAAACCAACAAGACATGTATATGGGAAAAATCAGAAACATTATGTTATGGCTTATGGCTGTAATCACGCTCGTGGGCTGTGCTGCATCACGGACGACAGAAGGCTGTAGGAGTGAGGAGCGACGGGACAGTACGGTAGCTGTTGCTACGGACAGCGTGAAGAAGTCGGATGTGAAGACTGATAGCACCGTGACTTTTGCTACAGACGAGACTCATGCGTCCGGCACCATGAGCGAGAAAGGTAGGGGAGAAGAGACCATTCAAGAACGAGTGACAGAGAGCACGGATGCTCAAGGCAACAAAACCACCACCACCGATCGCACGATACACCGCAAGGGCGACTATGAGCGCAGCAGCTCGTACGAGCAGCACTTAAAGCATCTTGAGGCGACTATATCACGGATGCAGCACACAATCGACAGTTTAGTGTTGAGTAATAAGCTGAACGTTGGCACCCACTGGGCGAAGAAGGACAGCACGAATGTGATGAAGGAGAAGAACACAAAGAATATAAAGTCTACGTCAGAATGGTGGCAGTTTGCTCTTCTTTTTTTCAGTGTTTCTACTCTTATTCTTTTTTTTGTCCCCCGTCTTATAGTAAAAAGAATAAAGCATAAGAACTTATGAGTAGAAAGAAACAAGACCTAATAGAAGTCCCAACGCAGCCGGAAGTAACCCTCCAAGATTTCGTTATCCCTGCCAAGATACAGGCGTTCTGTGACAAGTATAAGCCGCTGGACCATTGGCGTGAGGACTGCGACGTGTTCACCGACTATCAGCTTCGTACGTATTTCAAGGCAGTGGTGTGTCCGCTGGGTGATCCCTTGTCGATATACCTGCAAGAGTTGGCAGAGAGAGGATTTAAGATGAAGGACGACGAGTGCGGAGAGCCGGTCATCTACGCTGCGCTACGATGAATCCTCGTCAATTAATAATTAATAATTAATAACTAATAATTAAAAATATAGAAAATGAAGAAACCGCATTATTTTTACAAAGTGAGTGCCGACACAAACGTAGGCCGTGACATTCAGACTTTTATGAACCGCTGTCAGGAAGCCGAGCAAAAAGCTCTTGACTGGGCGAAGAAGCAGGGAGCCGAACACTATTATGAGTCGTCTGACGGCATGGCTGGTGGAGTAGGAGCCGTGGAGTTTGCCGACACCACTGGTCGCGACGGATGGGACAGAACGGAGACACCCGACGGACGTGTATTGTTTACGCCTATGGAAGGCACGGACATAGAGAAAGAAATGTTTGCGCTGCCCATTGTGAGTGAAACAGAACTGATAGGCATACTCAACCTACAACCGAAGCGCACAAAAGACAATTTGCCTTTGCCTATGACCTTCGGCGACAGCACTCCCATTGTATTCCTTCATCAAGGCTACTGGTATGCTGATGTGCCGTATTTGAGTGCCGACATGACACTTACAAAGATAGAAGAGAAGGAGTTTTATCGTCGCCGGATGGCGGCTATAAATGAACGGAAATAAGTAGTAAGTAGTAGATTATAAGTGGTTAATAATTAGGTTTTAGTTTTAAATTAGTTTTTTGCGTCACCCGTCCGTGAGGATAGGTAACGCTTTTTGTTTTATATGTTAGTCGCGCGTGGGGCGGTCGGCAACCATATAACCATCGGTCATGCCCATTTTTGTATTGTCGTTGCGCTTTGCTTCGTTGAGCATACGTGTGAGATTAGCAATCTGCTTTTGTTGTTCAGCGATAACATCGAGCAGACGTGCGCGTTCTTCGCTATGCCGTTCGTCGGCTTCCATGCGTTTGGCTTCGAGGTCGAGTAGCGCCTTCATATTTTGGTCGCTAACATTGCCTACTACTATCATTTTTTCCTGATCTGAGTCGGGATCCTGGATGCAGATAGGAGAGGTGTTGTCCGCACTGCCGCACTCTTTTTTATCAGAATCAACAAGTCCTGGGACGACAGACGGAATCAGCGTCACATCCAACGGGTCGAGCAGCGCACGGCTGCCTGCCTTACGCTCGGTAACATAGCCACCGTCAGGTGCGAATATGTCGCCTTCTTGCGGTTGTACGTACATTGCGCTTCGTGTTGGGTCGCTATCTTTGTCATAAAAGAAAGCTGAGATAGGCACTTGAAAGGTGTTGCAGAAGCGCAGAATACTTGATACCGGCATAGGGCATCTGCCTTGCTCCCACAGACGCAGGCTGTTGTTCGACGTTGAGCCTATAGCTTGCAAGATAGTGTTGATGTTAATTCTGCCGTTGGCTTCCATCCATCTACCGAGGAATGAATAATTGTACTGGTACTTCATAACTGAAATATTTTAAAATGACACTTTAACTGTTAAATAACATAAATATTGAAAAATAAACATAGGTGAGCTATTGTTATTTGTATTTTAATTCTTAAATTTGCAACAAATATAGTGAATAACTGAAAAATGACAAAGGAAAATCTTGAGAAAATAACCACGCCATTGCAATCTTTAGATGCTAAAGATATTTCGGTGGAAGAAAAGAAGTTGTTGTCTGATTTCATGCAGACAAAAGGCTTCTCGGTAGCCACTTTTTATCTGCGATTCTTTAAAAATGGATTCTCTGTTTGGGAAATCATCGGCATTAATGAATGTAAAAAACAATTCTTAGCTACGCCGGAAATAGCCGAGCTATTATTATCGTATGCCGGAGACGAAGCGCAGGGAGACGATAAGGGCGACAAGGGTTATCTCTATACCTTAGCTAAGAGCGACAAGGCTGGTGTATTCTACGATTGCCTAAAACGTGCCAACACTGGACTTTGCAAAAAGTTCTTCGACTTTATGAACGAGCGCGGTATGAGCACAGGCACCGTTATCAAGCGCTTCTCTACTGATAATTGGAAAGAATGGGAGGCTAACGGTATCAAGCATTGTCTTTCTCAGTTCAACCTAAAACCTACTAAATAAAAATGATAGACGTTACTTTAGATTTGGAGACTTGTGCGCTTGCGCCGACTGCTGCCGTGATGAGTGTCGGGGCAGTGGCATGGAATCGTGATGGAGACAAATCACCCTTCTATAATGGCAATGACGCTGTAAAATACCCCATATTTTCTGCTCATGTAGACCTAAGAGGTATGTTTGTCGATGGTTTTACTTTCGACGAACATACCGCCGAATGGTGGAAGCAGAAAAGCGAAGGAGCGAAAGCTGCCGTTCTTGAGAGCGATGACGATGCTACACCATGTTCGCCCATAGAGACTGTTGTAGGCAACCTATTCGGATGGATTAAGGAAATCAAAGAAGCATTGCACGACGAGGACGTGTGTCTCTGGGCGCAGGGTTCTGATTTCGACATTGCCATCTTGCGTAACATCTGCTATAAGTTGAATATCAACATACCTGTACATTACACCTATTTCCGCGATCACCGCACATTCATCTACGAGGCAGCCCGACTGTTATGCAATGCGCGTGGCGTGTTCTATCGTCCGAGTGAGGCATACGATCTTGTGGAAGATTATAAGGACGTGGAGAAGGGTGCGGAGCATGACCCCGTGTTCGACTGCAAGCGCAGCATATATTCAACGTGGCAGATGATGAAGAAACTGACTCATCTGAAATATCCCGAGGAATAATGCCTAACCACGAGTATCTGAACTATCCCTATATTCCCAACCGCCAGAACAAAAGACAAGGGCGGCCTACGCATCGGGAATATCTGCACCG